GGATGATGCGGATTGTTATATAGATGTAGATGGTGTTTTCTTTGACGTATTTAATAAGTTAGCATATCATGTTTTTGGTATTTTTAATGACCTAATCCTGGAGCAACTTAGCCGAATTTGTAAACCTGAAGAGGTGGAAATTCATCGAAAACGGTTACTGGGATTACAATACGATAATAGTAATGCTGTTGTTAATATGAATGGAGATATGATACTTTTCTGTAATGTCTTGTTTTCAGGGCTGTTTGGAACGGCAGAAATCAACGTTTTTTGCATGAAGTTATATATGAGGATGGCGTTCTATCTATTAGGCGTTTCCTCTGCTGACTTCGACACGCATCTTCGGATGTTGCAATATGGTGATGATGTTGTGATGTGTGTCTCCAAGGAATTGAGGGCAAAGCTAAATCCAATGCACTTACAGGTGCGACTTGAAGATCTTGGCCTCCCTGTAACAAATGGCAATAAGAATGACGTTCTTACATTTGTTAAGTTAAGAGAGGTTAAGTTCCTTAAAAGATCTTTCAGGTGGGATCCAGAAGTGAAACTCTGGTTAGCTCCACTGGCTCTTAAGTCTATGATGAAAGCCTTATCTTTTTATAGTAAAGAATCTGCATTAACTAGGACTCAACACATGGAGGAGCAGGCAGTCCAATTTCAAATGCAAGCGTGGATGCATGGAAGGGAGTATTTTGAAATTATGGTGCCTAGAGTGTTAGATAAGATACGTAAGTGCGAAGGTGCGTATTCAGGGGCAAAATTTCGGGTTTATACTTTTGACGAAATTACTGCGATATATGGAACAAAAGATTATTGCGATTGGTCTTTGTAGATCAATCACGGCCAACGAAGCCTTCAGAACTCAACGGTCTTGTGGTAAACTACTTCCACAAGATTAAACACCAGGTATGTAGAGCCCAGTCTGGGGGGCCATTTTAAGTAGGTTGAGCGTATGATTATATCGCTTGTAGAAACCACTAATTACCGACCAAAATTTTAATCCAACAATACCGGAAGAGGATCCCCTCCTCTCCACAAAAACCACCCCACAAACAGGTGAGGTGTTGGGCAATAATACCGTTGCCCAGAATGACCAACCCATAGTCGTTCGAACAAAACCCCAGTTACCCCGAACTGGGCTGCTTCCAGCAGAGGCGCAGACAGATATAGCAG